AAAGAACCGAAAAGTATTATAAAAAATTAACAGTTGACGAGAAAATGTTTATTGAAGTCGCTTTAGCAAAATTTAGAACTCGATTTGGATATAAAAATTAGGGACAAATATTAGTCAATTTTCAACACCTCACTGCCGAAAATAATCAATCTACGTGTAACAAATAATCAAACTGAGTGTTAAATGACAATAAATGTGTCTACGCTCATATATTTTTATCGCCACGCCCTCGTACTCTTCTCTCTCGTTCCTCGCAATGACGATGTCTGTGAAAAGTTTTCCAAGATTCTGAGGTCTTTTCAAGACCTCAGAATGACGTCATAGGATTATTGTCATTGCGAATGTAGCGTTAGCGAAGTGTGGCAATCATGCAAAATTATGGTTGGCTAAAGTCGACACTACTTACCTCACTCGCAATAACGATGAAAGTAATTCGATAATCGATAATTACTGATTATCTTTATCCTTATTCAAAGATTCAAAGTCAATCACGTTATTCAAGTCTGACAACAAGCAGAAGTAGTCGCAAGTTTCAAAAAGATGCTTTTCAGGTTGAATATCTTCCGTCATATTATTTTTTTCAGAGCAAAGCCCGACTTGGGACGAAATATCTGTATTCGGTTTAAACCCAAAGTGTGCACAAGCCCCACAAACGTGTAATCTCAAGCCGCCAGCCTGCATCTTTTCTGAAAGTTCATCAAGTGCACCCTTAACGGACGAGTGAGTGTTTGTGACCAAAGTTTTCGATTTATATCTGAAAATAATTTTTTTGCCATCGCCAGTATTTTTAACTTCAGCGGTGCATTTAAGCATATTTTCACCATCAGAAACCATAACAGTTTCGCCATCGCCTCTTGGAATATCAGAGTTAATTTCTTTCTCATCCTCTTCATCTTGTTTATTATTATGTTTTGTCGGGAAAATATCGCCCAAAAGTTTGTAAACAGGGTACAAACAAAGCATAATCGGATTAATTTTTTCATCAGCCGAAACAAGTAACGACAAGACAAACAACGCAAGCGTTACAACTGCAGAGGTCGTAATATATTTTATGTCATAGAAAAACATATTTTTGACTTCAAAATGATACAAGAAAACGAAAAATCCCAAATAGAGGAAAATGACTGCCAAGGCGGGAAATCTTAACGTGCTAAGCAAATATTCTCCAATTTTCCAATTTGAAAGAACCTTGCCCAATCCATATTTGAAAATCGAAATTTTATCACTCAATGACAAAGGTAAATCAACCCCAAACTCAATTTTTGTGCGAACATCAGGAGCAAACACCGGAATATAGCCCTTGCTTGCCAAAAATAATGAGTACATATACTCTGTTCGTTTATCCTTGAAATCCACGCATTGCATCTTCTCAAGCACTTCTTGCTTAATCGCAACCGCACCAGAATCAATCGGACAAATCAACTTCAATACTGCACGAGAGGTGTTGAAAATTCTGTTGTAATATTTTGCCGCAACATTATAAATTGCAGCCAATATATCGCCTTTTTGCACAACATATTCTTTCGCTGAAACAATGACATCATTTGAGAACAAGGCAATATTAATATTCGACAAAAAATCGTCCTTAACGACTCTGTTTGAATCAAGAAAAACGAAGGCGTTGACATTTCTGAAAGAAATCAATCTTTCTAAAAGCCACGAGAGAGCCTTATCTTTGCCCATCGCAGTACCTTTGTTAATTCGCCAAACCTTGACACCGCCCATTTGTTCCACGATTTCGGGGTATTCGTCCGTGAAATTATCAAAAACAACATGAATTTGATAATTTTCTTTCGGATATTTTTGCAACTTGAGCATGTTAACCAACTCAACGACGCCCTTTTGACCTCGTTTAGCGTAAATGACGACAATCAAATTTCCCGGTAAATCTTCGGCGAGATATTTTTGCTCAAGCCCTAATTGCTTTTTTTTCGTTGCAGAAAAAACCGCAACGGCATAAGCGATTAAATATAAGATTAAACCGATAAATAAAAGAATTAAAATGTTTACTATAATGTCATCAATAAGCATGGTAATACACCTCTATGAGTTAATTTTACCCGAAAAAAGAGAATAGTGCCATAAATCAAATTTTCATGCTTATCAAGTTATTGTAAAAAATTATTAAGATTTAAAATAAAAGACTACACAAAATGAAACATGTGTCATAACATGCCTGTATAACACAAATCCCCAAATCTCCTCCCAAGATTATTAAGTATATTTGCTGCAAGAAGCAGCATTTTTTTTGCAAAAATTCAGGTATAGCGGGCGTTTTAGAGTAATGACAAAATTCTGTTGATAAAAAATTTTTAGTGCGTACAATATAGAAGTAAGACAAATTTGCGCGTATAGCCCAGCTGGATAGAGCGTTTGGCTACGAACCAAAAGGTCGGGGGTTCGAATCCCTCTACGCGTACCATTTAAAAACAGAGAAAAGACAAGGCTTTCGGGTTTTGTCTTTTTTGTTTTTTTGTAAAGAAAATCTCTTGAATTATTTAATTTCCCCACTATTTCCCCACGCATTACCACTAATTACAAACTAATACCCAGTAATTATCTAATGGGGTTTAGTAATTATTTAATACTCATTTAATTTCGAAATTGCTTTTAGTTTAAGTTCGGGGACAGGGTGTGCATACCGCATTGTTGTTTCAATATTGGAATGACCCAAAATTTCTTTGACGATTAATAAATCAACTCCGCTTTCGACAAGTCGAGTTGCGACAGTATGTCTAAAATCGTGAAATCTAAAGTTTTCAATTTGTGCTTTTTTTAATAGAGATGAAAAAGATTTTTTAATGTCATTATATGGTTTATTTGTTTCGGGATTTATAAAAATAAATCCTTCCCCATTCTTCCCCAATTCAGACAGAACTTCTTTAACTTTGCCTGCAATTGGTATTTTTCTTTCTTTTCCGGATTTACTTTTTAATATGTCAATAAACTCATTTTTGAAATCAATTTGTGACCATTTTAAATTGAGGATTTCACCTTTTCTCATACCTGTATAGAGAGCGAGAATAATTATAGGTTTGATGTAAAGAAATTCAGACATATCTAAACAGTTAAACAGTCTTTTTTGTTCATCTTCTTTCAGATATCTTATTTTATAATTATTTTCTCGAAGTTTTGGTGAAAACTTGCATGGATTTTTAACAAGTTTGCCGTCGGCGATAAGAAGATTGTAAGTCTTAGATAAGACTTCACAATACCTGTTAATAGTAGCATTACTTCTTTCAACAGTAACAGTTTGAGTTTCTGGAATGTATTTGGGTTGTTTACAGCCTCTTTTATAATGTGGATTTAATTTTTTTATAATTTTAGTTTCTTGCTTAAACTTTATTTGGTATCTGAAAGTGTTAATATCTTCTGATGATATATTTTCAAGGACCTTATTTTTTCCGAAATATCCTAAAAGTTGATTGCAAATAGATATATCAGATTTATGGGACAATTTGTTTTTTGAGTATTCAAGAAAAACTTTTATTCCGTCATCGAGGGTGAGTTTTTTCTCAGAACGACTGATTTTGTAATTGCCGTGCATCACCTCGGACATAATAACAACTTCGCATTTTTTTGCGGATTTTTCATCTGTTGCCCCAATGCAACGGCGTTCATAGCGAATGCCGTCGATTTGAAATCGACAATACCATTTATTGCCTTTTTTTCTAACGCTCATTTTTAATACCCTCAATAAATGCAGAGCCGATAATTCCAATAAATAAACCGTGCAAGCCTACGCCCATAACCGCCGAAAATGCTGCAACGACTTTACCGAAAGTTGTCAGTGGATAAGAATCACCGTAACCGACACTTGTAAACGTTACTATTGCCCACCAAAATGAGCGAGGAATGCTCTTAAACGTTTCGACACCTGTTCCGCTTTCTGCAAAATAGATAAGAACAGATGAAACGATTAAACCGCAAAGAAAAATACACCCCGTTACAATTAGTTCGTATTTTTTATTTATGAATGACTTTTTGATTTTTTGTATTGCTTCTGAATATCTTGCAAGTTTAGCAAGCCTCAACAATCTTGTCAGTCTTAAAACCCTTAAAATCATTGTGTTGACGGTAATTGACGACAAATAGAACGGCAATATGGCAAACAAATCGACCAACATCATTTGCGAGAATACCTCTTTGAACGATTTTAAAGTGCATAACCTCATAAGATATTCAATCGTAAAGATAATGACGGTAAATAGTTCGATTTGTCCGATGATTGTTGAATATTTGGTATTTATTGCAGGTTCTGTTTGCAAAATAAACACAGTCAAATTCAACAAAATCAAAATTATAATGAAATTGTCAACGTATTTGTTTTTCAGAATTTTATCGAATGTATCAGAAATTAACCGCCACATCTTTTGCAAGCCCTTGCACCGTTTCTGATTGCCTGTTTTTTATCAATTTTTTTACAAACTTTGCATTTTGCAGCACTTGAGCAACTCGTATTATGGTAGATTTTAGAATTAGGATTATATACGACTGTTTCAGCCGAAACACTTAATGGAGTTGCTAAAAATAAAACACTAATTAATAGTGCGGAAAATAGTTTTTTCATCTATTCCTCGATTTCATTTTTTTCGTTTAATTCGTCTTGTAAGAATGCTGATTTCATAAGCGTTTTTGTCGTTTTAATTAATGCAATAAGAATGCAAATAACACAGGGAAATGCAAATAAAATAAACATATCATTTAAAAACATTCCACCAAAAGCAAGAAACGCAAATATTAAACCATATTTATAAAAATTTTTTCCCTTTTGAAAGTTATCCCAATCTTTTTTTGTTATGTCTGGTTCATTTTGAATATCAATATTTTGAGAATTATTTTCATTTGAACTATCTAATTTTTTTCTATAATAGATTCCATTTCTGCCGGCATTAAGATTTACACCATTTGGTCCTGCGGAAACTCTGAAACCTTTAACACCTGTTGAAAAACCGATACCACTTTTAGATAGATTGACCTTAAAGCCACCAAAATTTTTAGATTTTTTGAAACCAAAACCCATAATTCTATTTCGCTACTCTGCCCCACCAACGGACTTCACCTATAATTTCAAAATCAAAATCAATTTGTTTTGAAAAATCGATTTCAAAACTTTGATATTTTTGATTGTCTGAAATTACAATAATTTTTGTCGGTGGAATTTTTTGTAATCTTTTTGCATATAATTGTCCCTCAATGCGTACGCAATAAATACGTCCATCATAGACTTCTTTTCTGTTTAAATCCACGAGTAAACTGTCGCCACCCTCAATAGTCGGAAGCATACTATCACCACTCGCAAATATCATCTCTGTTTTTTGCGGATTAATTCCTAAATCGTTTGCAAGTTTGCTACTGATTTGGTAAATCCCTGTTTGCTTTTCATCATAAATAGTTACTCCATAACCCATAGATGCGGTGACATCTCCACGAACAGGAATTGAAAGACAATCGTCATCTAAAGATTTGTTTTTTTTGTAAAATGTTAAAATTAGATTTTGTTCTTTTTCTGAAAAATAACCATTAGATGATTTACGGCTCGATAATGCGTTTTGCGTTATACCGATAATTTTTGCTAACTCCGTCACCGAAGGTATATAATTTATTAACTTTTGTAAATCGTCAACAAAAGCAGAATACTTGACTTTTGGCATATCTCTTAAATTTATCTAACCATTTCTATTGCGTTCTATTGCATTCTAATGTATAATCCAATTATACAATTAATCAACATATTTACTATACAACAAGTGACCTATTTTGAATAGACATTTATTTGTGTAGTAAGGGAGCAAGAATGAAGAAAATTCAAGAGGAAAGGGAACATCTCTATTGCAAAGTTCCCAAAACAATTAAAAAGAAATTGGAGCATTTAGCGGTAGAAAAAGAAACTACTGTAACGGCACTTGTTGAAAGTGCAATTTTAAAAACTTTGGCTAACGCATAGCATAAGTCAAAAAAGGAATGACAAAACAAGGGAAAACCGCCCCAATGGGGCTTATTTGGAGTGCAAAAAATATGGCAAACGTAGAAATTATCGAAAGCAAAGAAACCGAAAATTTGATGAAAGATGAAAAAGCGTTTTTGTTGCTTATCAAAATCGGCTACAAGACCGTATTGTCAGATGTTTTTGACATTCCGCCCGTGCGTATCGGTTGGGCATTTTTGAGCGGTGCTGAAAGTGTCGGTTTGACAAAACAGGAATACCGAACGGCAAAGAAAAACCTTGAAAAATGGGGCATTGCCGAATTTGAAAAATCAAACAAAGGCACTTACGCCCGAATAATTACGAACAAATTTATCAAAATAACGGAGTGTAAAAAATGCAATTAATGACAAAACTTGAAACGGCGGAGTTTCTCCGATTTAAAGGGACGGACAAACAAAAGACCTTGAAAATTAACAACTGGTTAGAAATCGGCATATTGCCACGTTCAACCACGACTAAACTTGGTCGCTCGGTCTTATTTATTCGGGAAAAATTAGAGGAATTTCTTTTAAGCAAAGGAGTAACAGAATGAAGAAAATACTAAGAAAAATTTTGAGCCGATTTTTCGGTGAAAAACAGAAAAGAATTGCAAGAGTGAAACGCAAATTAATTTACGATATTGCTTGCGACCACTTTGCGGAAGAGGCAAGAACAAATGACATTTTGGGGATAGTTGATATTTTCCCGACTTGCAAAGCGATAACGTACACGAAAGATGTAATCCGTAAAGGATTAGTAAACAAAAAGTTCAAATTGTTGACAGAGGTAAAGTAAATGGGTTGCAAGACAGAACAAGAATGGCACAGAGAACGTGCCAAGGGTATCGGCGGTTCTGATGCGGCGGCTATTCTCGGCAGAAATCCTTATATGTCCAATGTTGACTTGTGGGAAATCAAAACGGGCAGACGACAACAAGAAGACATTTCGGATAAACCTTGTGTTGTTTTTGGCAAAAAAGCAGAAGACCCGATAAGAGAAATTTTCAAACTTGACCACCCCGAATATGAGGTGATACACGAAGAATATGGAAACAAACATAACCCCGATTTCCCGTTCATTCGTGGCAGTTTTGACGGCGAACTTATCGAAAAAGCAACCGGCAGACGAGGAATTTTAGAAATTAAAACGACAAATATTTTGCAAAGTATGCAAAAGGAAAAATGGAATGACCAAGTTCCCGACAATTACTTTTGTCAGGTTTTGCACTACTTTTTAGTAGAACCGAAAGCAGAATTTGCGATACTGAAAGCCCGTTTGAGAATGGAATATGACGGGCAAATCAGAGCGACTATAAGGCATTACCGCTTTGAGCGTTCTGACTATCTCAAAGACCTTGAACTACTAAAGGTCAAAGAAATCGAATTTTGGGACAAAGTCTTGAACGATGTCAGACCGAATTTGATTTTACCGCCCATATAACATGGCCTCGTGAGCAACAACATGAGGTAAATACCAAAAAGATATTAAATAATCATTTAAAAAATTAATGAGGCTCAAATCGCCTCTGAACACCCTAAAAAATAAAAAGGAGTAAAAATGGAATTTGTTATCACGAATCCGATTGATGAATCGGGTTATTTGAAGTCAATCGACTTCAATTTTGATGAAATGAAAGCCGAATTGTCGGCAAATCTTGAAAAATACAAAAATCTTGTAATTACTGACGAAACCACAAAAGAGGCTAAAGCAGACAGAGCGAAGTTAAACAAACTCAAGGAAGCAATAGAAAACAAGAGAAAAGAAGTTAAAAAACTCTGTTTGCAACCTTACGAGAGTTTTGAATTGAAAGTAAAAGAACTCGTTGCACTTGTTGATGAGCCGATTTTGCAAATCGACACCGCCGTCAAAGGCTTTGAAAAAAAGAGAAAAGACGAAAAAAGGAAACTTTTGAAAGAATATTTTGAAAACTTGCCAAAAGATAATGAAGTTGCAGAACTCGTCAATTTCGATGATTTTATCGAACCTCGTGAGCAACTTTTGAACGCAAGTGCAAACCTCAATAATGCCTATGCAGAAATCGAATCGTGGTTGGCAAAGATTTTAGAGCATCTTTGCATTTTAAAATCGCAGGCAAAAAACTTGAACCTTGATTATGCAATTTTGAAATTGGAGTATAAAACCTCAAATTTTGACTTTGCTAAGGCAGTCGAATACGCAACCAAAATCAAAGAAGAGCAGACAAAGGCGAACTCTAACATTCCTCGAGATTTGCAAGTTTCTGCAAAATCATCAACCAAAACAAGAAGAATTGAGTTCTTTGTTGAGGTTACATCAGAACAGGCAAAAGCAATACAGACATTTTTTAAAGAAAACAATATTAAATACGGTGCAATTTAGAAAGGAAAAATTATGCAAAGTTTAATGACAAAACCGAAAAATAGTTTGGTTGAAAAACGACCGACATTTTCAAATTTTATGGCAAGTCCTGCCATTCAGAACAAAATCAAATCTGTTGTAAAAGATAGCACAACGTTCACAGGGGCATTGGTTTCAGCCGTTGCCACAAATCCGAATTTGGCGGAATGTGACCAATTCACTATTTTTAGTGCTGCACTTTTGGGCGAAAGTCTGAAACTTTCACCCAGTCCGCAATTAGGACAATTTTATTTAGTACCATTCAACGATAAAAAAAGAAATTGTAAGGTTGCACAATTTCAACTCGGCTACAAAGGCTATATTCAACTCGCAATTCGTTCGGGATTTTATAAAAAACTCAACGTCCTTGCGATTAAAGAGGGTGAATTAATTTCATACAATCCGCTTGATGAAGAAATTGAAGTTAACTTAATTCAAGATGACAGTATTCGTGAGCAAACGCCGACAATCGGATATTATGCAATGTTCGAATACACGAACGGATTTAGAAAAACGATGTATTGGAGCAGAGAAAAAATGCTTGCTCACGCAGATAAATATTCAATGGCATTTTCTGCCGAAAAATACGAACTTTTGCAAGCAGGCAAAATTCCTACATCGGAGTTATGGAAATATTCTTCATTTTGGTACAAGGATTTTGACGGAATGGCTTATAAAACAATGCTCCGTCAGTTAATCAGTAAATGGGGGATTATGTCTATCGATATGCAAAACGCCATTGACGGCGATATGTCGGTTATTAAAGAAGACGGTTCAAAAGATTATATCGATAATCCGCCTGTTGAAACAGGCTACATCGAGGCGGAACACGAAGAGATTACAAACGTTTCTCCGGAACAAAAAACGATTGCAAAAGAAATCGAAAAATCACAAAAAACGATAAATCAAACTATCGTCAAAGAACCCGAACAACCGCAACAACAAAAGATTTTGACAGACGATGACCCGTTTAACGTAGATTTTTAGTCCAATCTTTTGGGGGCATAACTCTTTTTTGCACACAACCGCCCCCATTTCTTTAAAACAAAAAAAACAAATAAAGGAGTATAAAAAATGAAAACACAGACTATTATTGAAGAACAAGAAGAATTTGAAACAGAGAAAACCGCACAAGTCGAAGAACAGGAAGAAACGACTCAAGAGGTTGAAGAACAAGAATCAGAAGTTTTTGACGATGATGATGAATTTTTAGAGGACATAACACCCGAAGAACTCACCCCCGAAAAAGCAGAAAAAAGAAGAAAACAACTTTTGAATTTGATTGAACAATCTGAAAAGACAGTTGCAGAATTAAAAGACATTGCAGAGGCAAACAAGTCGGGCGGTATTTCAGTTTTAAAAAACAAGATTAAGGCTATATTGAGCAACGACCTCGAGAATGACGACGTAAAAGCACTCACAAAAGGCACAAAACAACTTGAAAGCATAATTGTCGTGCAAGGTTTAATGAGTACATTTGCAATCGCTCACAACTCGGCTGAAAAGGATTTGGAGCGTTACAAACAAGAATTAGACGACATAAAATGCCCGCAAATTCCGCTCGATTTTGACAACACAGAAGGCAATACGGAAGAGGGAGCAGAAGATGCAGAATGAAATTGCAATCGTAGGGTTAACCAAAACACGCCTGTTTGAGATAATTGGAGAAGTCGGGCGAGAAATCGGCTACCGCAAACATTGTTATCCAAAATGGATAGAATCAGGGCGACTTAATGAACATATTGCAGAAAAGCAAATGAGAAATCTCACAGGAGCATACGAAATATTGCGTTTTATCTATGCTCACGGCACGCAAGATATTCAACTGCATTTATTTAAAATTTCGAGTTAAAAACCGTCTGACGAGTCGCTGAAAATTGCGACGAAACCGCCCCATTTCTCCTGAATACTATAACTGCCACAGGGGCGGTCACGGTGAAAAAATTATGAGTAACAAGATAAAAAACGAAAAAAAAGGCTTTATAAAATTGTACCGTTCTTTAATTGATTGGGAATGGTTCGATGATGTTCCAACGGCACATTTATTTGTGTACTGTCTTTGCCGAGCAAATTACGAAAACGTTGTGTGGCAAGGGAAAAGGATTAAAAAAGGTTCGTTCGTTACGAGCCTAAAAAAGTTAAGTATCGCAACAGGTCTGAGCATTCAGCAAATCAGAACGTCATTAAATAAACTTAAAATGACAAAAGAAGTAACACACCAATCAACAAAGCAAAACACAGTTATAACGGTGCTTTCGTTCGCTGACTATCAAGAAAGCAACACACAATCAACATACAATCAACACACAATCAACACGCCAAGTAACAAACAAATAACAACAGATAAAGAAATAAAGAATATAGAGAGAGAGTATAGGAAAAATTTTGAAATTTTGATAAAATATGCCGAATTAAAAAAAGCGAAAAACCCCGTAGCGTATGCAAATAAGGTAATGCAATCGCCTTGTTTAGACGAAGTCGTAAAAAATATCAAAATTGAACTCGATAATTCAAAAAAACTTGAAGAAAAAAAGAAAAAAATTGAACAGGAAAAAATCGAGGAAGAAAGGAAAATTAAGCAGGGGTGCAATGTTTCAAGTTTCTCGGATTCTGAAATTCTTGAAGAATTGCGAAAATTTAATGAGGCAAAGACTGCATTCAAGTCACCCATCGTGAAAGATTGCGAAAAAGAGGCGGAAAAACGAGGTTTGAAAATATGACAGAAACATTAAAATTTACGGTTCTTGGGACGGTGCAGGCTAAACAATCGGCAAAATTCCGAAACACGGGCAAGTTCATTCAGTCTTATCAGCCCTCAAAGGTTATTAATTATGAAAATTGGGTTAAACAATGCTTTGTGCAAGAGTTCCCGAACCACGACCCGATGATTTTTGAGGGTAAAATGCTTGCAATTAAGACGGTCGCTTTTTTTGAAATTCCTCAAAGCAAGAGCAAAAAGTATAAGGAACTTGCAAGAGCAGGCAAAATCCGCCCGACAAAAAAGCCTGATACCGATAATATTGCTAAAAACATCAAAGATGCACTGAACAAAATCGCATTTCCCGATGATTCGCAAATTGTGACGGAAATCATCGAAAAATGGTACGCAGACACCCCTCGGGCAGAAATTTATATAAAAGAAATTTCGTAATTAAAAGAAAGGAATAGAAAAATGATTAAATTTGTAAAATGTCCACATTGCGGGAACCAACACAAAATAGAAATTGATGAAACTTTGACAAAGTTTGATCACCATGAATCTGAAATATTACAAAAAGAATGTTTTAAAATCTTCAAACGAATTGAGAAGTTGCAACATAAATACGACATCGAGGATTTGCCGAACTGGAAATTAAATGATGTAAATAATCAAATTTCAGCACTAAAGAAAATCGAGAACATATTATCAGAGCATTTATAAGGAGAAGTAACAATGGGATTAACAATAACAGTCAACAGATTTGATAGTTTTGATATAGGCTATTTCGGCTTTATGAACTTTCGTCTACAACTTGCCGAAACGTACAACAAAAGGCTCGGAGAACTATATCGCAGGTGGGCTTTTGGGTGGATGGATTATACAGAAGAAAAGCCTTTAACGGCTGCGGAGTTTGAAGAATTTAAGGAACTCGGCGGCGACTTGCTGATTTTTCTAACACACAAAGATACCGAAGGGAGTTTCACTCCGTCTGAAAGTCGAAAAATTTTTCTACAAATCAAAGATTTAAAAATGGATTATGAAATCGACGAAAAATATCACGGTCAAGGGGCTTTCAATGTTCTTGAAAGATTGAAAAGTATGTTTTGTCATTCGTGGGAAAAAAAACGTAGAGTAATTTTTAGTTAGAAAGGGACAAATAATGCAAGATAGAAGAAAGATTAATAAGTGTATCTTACTTAGCACCATGGTCTGCAATATTTGAGGGCAAAGAAAATGAGTGAAGAAATAAAACAAGAAATAAAAGAAACAGTAACTAAATTAACAAACGCAAATTTGAATTTTACTGTTGAAGATGAACTTGAATTTGCCAAAGTTGCCGTAAAATCAGCAGAACAAAAACTTGAACAAGTAAAACAAGAAAACAAGCGATTGCTTGAAATAATTAACGCAAAACCGCTTGAAACGGTTGACATGGATTGTGCTTTTGAAATTGAAAAGTTAAAAGAGCAACTCCAAGCCAAAGAGCAAGAATGCGAAAGATTGAGAAAACAATATAATTGCAATGCTTGCGGAACTTGCAACGGTAAAGAAGATTATAAGAATATGCAAAAGCATTGTGAAAAGGCGATTGCTCAAAATCACAAGTACAAACAAGAATTGAAACCCTTTAAAGACACTTATTTTAAGGGTTTATACAATCAGATAATTGCAGGTCTTGCAAAAAAATCAATAAGATTGACAACGGAAAATCGCAAATTAGAACAAGCACTTGATGAGATTGAAGAATTTTGTATGCTATATTGTGATAACCATGATGCATACGAAACGGTTTACAAATATATTTTAAGTATCATCAACAAAGCAAACACCGCCCCGACAACGATTTTTGATAAAAATGCAAAGGACGGTGAGTAATGCAAGATAGATTTTTAACAAGATACTACGACACAAAAACAGAACAAATCATAAAACTAAATACAATTATAAACACTTGCGAAAATGGCATAGATATTGAATTTTATGGCATTTGTGTAAGTGGTGACGGACAAATATCTCAAGTTGAGTTAGATAAAAACGAACAACGCTTTAAAAGAATGCAATGCACAGGCTTGAAAGATAAGAACGGCAAACTCATTTATGAGGGCGATGTTGTCAAATATATGTATTACAACCCAAAACGTTATACAAAATGGACAGTAGTTTTTGACCAAAACACTTTAGAATTTGGTTTAAAGAATAGTTATGGTGGTTATTTAAGAATAACAAGATATTCTATTCTTAATAATAAAGTTGAAATTATCGGCAACATTTACGAAAACCCCGAACTGATTGGCGGTGCGGAATGAAAAAATATACACAAGTTTACAAACCAACCCGAAGAGAAAAAGAAGTTTTGGAACTCATCTCGCAAGGTTTTTCAAATTCTGAAATAACAGAAAAATTGTTAATCCAGCCCTCAACTCTTCACACTCATTTGACCAATTTGTATGACAAATACAACTTGTCAAACACCCAGTCCGAAAAATCCGTAATAAGAACAAGACTAGCGTTGCGATATTTGCAAGAAACAGGAAGATTAGAAGAGGAAATAAAATGCTAACAGAATTTGACAAAAAGATAATAACGGCGGTTGCTGATGAAAAGACAAACGTTGAAATTGCAAAAATGTTCAATCTCTCTGTCCGAGGGGTTGAGCAAAAAATAAAACGCTATTGTAAGATTTATAACGTAAAAGGAAGAATCGGACTTGTGAGGGAGTTTTTAAAAGAGGCTTAATGCCTCTTTTTTAAAATGTTAAGAATGTAAACACGAATTTTTAAAAAAAGTGTGTGGTTTTCCACACTCGACATTTTGGGTCAAAAGCCTTATACTGAAAGAGTTGGTGCAGGACTTTTAAAGGGCTAATCCAAAAAAGAGGACATGCTGTGTCTATACACCGATTTCGAGTGTTTTAAAATTCGTTCATTGTTTGAAGACAGATTCCGAAACAAGTTCGGAATGACAAAAAGACGTTCGGAATGACGGGGCTGTCACCCTGAATTTATTTCAGGGTCTGATACAAAAGGAAAGGTTTAAACTTGCGTGTTTGTTTATGTTGTGGGGTTCAAAAATCAACAACCGCAGACGATTATTACAAAATCGACCGCTACATTAATAAACCTATTTTAAAAACAAAGACTGATTTTGGTCTAAAAGTGGCTAAAGAAACCGTGTTTATTACGATGTGCGATAATTGCGATTCTTTGGTTGTAGAAATCCACAGGCACGCAATAAACAAATTCGGCAAGAAAAAACTTGCTGAAAAAGAAGTTTTGAGAGGCAAAAAAGCCCTTGAATATTACAACGCCACGGCGAAAAATAGAATTTATACGCCGCTTGAAAGCCCGTTTGAAAAGCCGATAAAATCAGCAAAAACAATACCGTTTATTTACGGCAAAGTGTTAGACCGAACAACGCAACAACCGTATTACCTTGATGATAGCGGAAATGCAGGTAATATCATTAATCAAAATTTCATTACAATACAACACTCCAGATAAAGGTCTATTTCGGGGGCAGTTCCCCGTCCCCGAATTTCTTTAGCGAAATGAAAACATACACAGAAAAAGCAAAAAAGTTTTATAATTCCACGAAGTGGAAAAGAACAAAAAATGCGTACAAAGCAAGCAAGTTCGGAATTTGTGAACGATGCGGAAAGCCGAACGCTGAAATCGTACACCACAAAGAATATCTAAACGATGTAAGGCTTGATGATGCAGATTACACACTGAATTTTCAAAATTTGGAACTTCTTTGCATCGATTGCCATAATCGGGAGCATTTTGAAAAATACTCGCCAACGGTTGAGGGTACAAAATTTGACGAAAACGGAAACCTTATCGCAACCAACGATTAAAAAAGAAATCAAAAGGATTGAAAAACTTTTAAAAGAAAAATCAGTTGATGAAAAAATCATAAAACTCAATCAGCACTTGATTTTTCAAACCGCTTTTATGGGCTTGCAGTTGAAAAAACTTGCCGTAGATATAGACAAAAACGGTGTGACCGAACAGTATTGCAACGGTGCAAATCAATACGGCATTAAAAAATCTGCATCGGCGGACGTTTACGGCACAATGATTAAATCCTATATGACGGCACAAAAACAGATAAATGATTTAATCCCAAAATCCGAAAGTGGAACTGAAAAAAACGACGGATTCGATGATTTTTGTGAAAAGAAACAAAATAACTTTTTAGATGATAGAAAATAACGCAATTTTTGAATATTACAATGCAATAAAAACAGGCAAAGAAGTTGTTTCTAAAAAGGTTCATCAATTTTACAAATACATCACACAAGAATTAAAAGAAAAGAAAAGCAAGTATTATTTTTCCGAAAAACACGCAAATCACGCAATCGATTTTATCGAAAAATATTGCAAACACTCAAAAGGCAAATGGGCGAAAAAGCCAATCGTTTTGGAACTTTGGCAAAAAGCATTTTTATCCTGTTTATTCGGAATTTTGCGAAAATCCGACAATTTGAGGCGATTCCGCAGAGCGATTTTATTTGTAGCGAGAAAAAACGGTAAATCGTTATTATCTGCGGGCATTGGCAATTATTGTTTTATGGCTGACGGAGAGGGCGGTGCAGAATGTTATTCAGTTGCAACGCAAAGAGAACAGGCTAAAATTATTTGGAACGAAAGCCGCTCTATGATAAAGAAATCGCCCGTTTTATGTAAACGTGCGAAATGCCTAATCGGGGAAATAAAATTTGGCGATAATGTTTATAAACCGCTTGCCAGTGATAGCAACAACCTTGACGGATTAAACACCCATTTTGCAGGCTTGGACGAAATCCACGCTTGGAAAGACCAAAATCTTTACGATGTAATTTTAAATTCTATTTCCGCAAGGGAACAACCGATAATTCTTTCCATTTCAACAATGGGAACGGTTCGAGAAAACGTCTTCGATGACCTGTACGATGAATGCGAAAGGATTATCAACGGATATTTTGATAAAACAGGTTATAAAGACGATTCGGTTCTTCCGATAATTTACGAACTTGATAGCCGCTCCGAATGGACAGACCCGACTAAATGGCGTAAAGCAAATCCCAATTTGGGCGTGTCAAAATCGATTGAATACCTTGAAACCGAAGTAAACAAAGCAAAAGCAAACAATAAAAAGTTAAAAAACACGCTTTGTAAAGATTTCAACATTCGGGAAACTTCAACAGAGGCTTGGCTATCTTTCGAGGAAATTCTGAACGAAAGAACATTTAAAATCGAAGAAATAAAGCCCGATTATGCGATTTTAGGTGCTGACTTATCTCGGACAACCGATTTAACCGCTTGCGGTTTATTATTTGGCAAGACGGGCTTTGACGAGTTATTTTGGTATCCGATGTTTTGGTTGCCCGAAGATTTACTCGAAAAACACGTCAACGAGGACAAAGTCCCGTATGATATTTGGCTAAAAAACGGATATTTAAGGACTTGTAACGGTAATAAAATCGATACGGACGATGTTATAGATTGGCTTATTGAGGTTCTTGACACAAACGCTGATTTGATTATATCCAACGGCGGATATGACAGTTGGTCGGCTACGGAATTTGTCAAAAAGTTAGATTTGAATTTTGGCAAGGTTTTTGAGCCTGTAATACAGGGTAAAAAAACGTTATCACTTCCGATGCAGGAACTCGGAGCAGAAATTAAAGCCAAAAGAATTAATTACGGTAACAACCCGATAATGAGGTGGTGTTTGTCGAACACCCGTAGCGATACCGACAGAAACGGCAATATTCAGCCCGCAAAAACTCTAAACGCAAGACAAAGGATTGACGGAACAGCCGCACTATTAAACGCATATACCGTTTTTCTGTGGCACAAAGAAGAATATCTTTACAAAATAAACTTATGAGCATAATTGATATTTTTAAAAATTTAATATCCCGAAAAGAGAATTATTCCTGCGTGAAAATGATGAACACACAAGGATATGGTGGCTTTTCGTATGACGGAAGATATTATAAATCTGACGTTGTTCGTTCCTGCATAAGACCTTTCGCCAATGCTATCGGCAAATTAGAGCCTAAGCATATTATTCGGGATAAAAACGGCAATATTACAGGACAATCGGATTTTTACATTACCGATTTGCTCGAAAATCCTAACCCGTTTATGAGCGGACAGGATTTGCTCGAGAAAATCGCAAATCAGTTAAAACTCAACAATAATGCTTTTGTTAGAATTTATCGTGATACCAATGGACTTGCGACTTCTCTTTATCCAATAAACGCTTATTCAATCCGCAAAAAGTTTACCGAGAACGGGCATTTACAGATTGAGTTTATGCTCAAAAATTGCAAATCCGAGTTTGTGGATTATGACGATTTAATCCACATCAGAAACGATTTTACGGACGATGACGACATTTTGGGAGAAAGTCCTGCCGAAACCTTTACCGACCTAATGAACGTTGTTAAATCGGGCGATGCGGCGATTGTTTCAGCCGTAAAAAACGGCGGCTTGATAAATTGGTTACTGAAAGTAACAGGAACATACAAATCTGACCATTTAAAGAAACAAGCAGAAAAATTTGAACAATCGTATCTGCAAGACGGCAGTAAGGTAATTGCAACCGATGCACAAGCAGAGCTTCAACAAATCACGCCGCACGATTACGTCCCTAATGCAAGCCTACAAGATAGAGCAGTAAAGAGAATTTACGCATATTTCGGGGTGAATGAAAACATTGTAACGGCAAAATATTCTGAGGAAGAATGGCAAGCGTTTTTTGAAACTTCGCTCGAGCCGATTGTAAAAAAACTTTCTAAAGAATTTACAAGAAAAATTTTGCGACCGATTGACCGTTTTAACGGTCAAGAGATTGTTTTTTCGGCAAACTCTCTGTCTTTTGCGAATATGACAACAAAATTAAACCTATTACAAATGGTGGACAGAGGAGCAATGACACCGAACGAGTGGCGACAGACATTAAACTTGCCTGCAATCGAGGGCGGTGACAAACCGATTAGACGGCTTGATACCGCCGTTGTGAATGATAAAGAGGTGAAAACATCCGATGAAGAATGATAAATTTTTAAAAGTTTTGAACAAAACAGAAAACTCCGTTGACCTGTTATTCTACGGCGATATTGTCAGTTCAGCCTGTGAATTTTACCCCGAAGACAAATGCCCTAAAGATGTTGCGGATTTTTTGAAAGATGCAAACGGAAGAGAGTTAAATGTCTATATTAACTCGGGCGGTGGCAATGTTTTTGCAGGATATGCAATATACAATCAACTGAAACGATATAGCGGCAAGGTCAATGTTTTCGTGGACGGCTTGGCTGGTTCAATCGCCTCGGTTATTGCTTTTGCGGGCGACACATTAACAATGCCGAAAAATACATTTTTGATGATTCATAAACCATATTGCTTATCGGTCGGAAATTCCGACGCGTTAAGGAAAGTTGCCGACAATCTCGATAGGCTCGAAACCTCGCTTTTGGGGATTTACGAAGAACATCTGAACGATAACGTGGATATTGAAACCATAAAACAAATGGTTTCGGCGGAAACGTGGCTATCGGCGGAAGATGCACAGAAATATTTTAAAATTTCTGTTACTGAGGAAAACAAAGCGGTTGCATACTGCAACGTGAGCAATTTTGCGAATGTTCCACAAAAAATAAAAGAAACAATAAACAAAACAGCGACGAACCCCAAAAACGAGTTATTACAAGCAAAGTTAAATCTTATAAGAATAAAAAGAAAGGATTTTTAAAAATGAAAAAAGAAGAATTTTTGAACAAACGTCAAACGCTTTTGACCGATGCACAAAATCTTTTGAATGACAGCAAGGCAGAAGAAAGCAACGCTAAAATGGCGGAAGTTGAGGCACTCGACAAGGCTTTTGACGAAGAAATTAAGGCACAAGCAAACTTGAACAGATTGCAAAACAGCAACGCAATGACAAACCCTTTTGACAAGTCAGATATGGTTAAGACACCCGAAAACAAAATCAAATATGAAGATGTTTTTGCAAAATATCTTAAAGGCGAAGAATTGAACGGCACAGAGGCTAAATGCTTTAGCGAAATTAACAACGCAACCGTAACAAAAACAAATAACGGTGCTATTATCCCCGAAGTTGTTTTGAAACAAATTTTTGAAAAAATGGCAGAAAGACACGCCGTTTTGAGTGAAGTTGAGATGCTCCACGTTAAAGGGAATTTGACACTTCCTGTTGCAACATTTACGGATAACACTAATTTCTATGATGAGGCGACTGACACAACCGATTCAGCCGTTACAACCGCAGAAATTAACCTTTATGGTTATGATCTTAAAGCAAATATTACTATTTCATTTAATTTAAAGGAAATGGCAACAGGCGAATTTTTGAATTACATTGTTAACAAAATTGCGGTTAAAATGGCTGACAAACTCGCTTACGCAGTTGTTAACGGCTTGGGTGTTCCGACTAACTCTCAAACGCATAAAGCACAACCGTTGGGCGTTGTAACGGCGTTAGAGGCAGAAAGTTCAACTCCGCAAGTTGTTACTTACGGTGCAAACGACACAAATGCCGTACTTGAAGGCAAAATCAGAAATGCCATTGCCAAAGTTCCGAGCGGTTACAAAGTCAAAATGTATGCAAAACGTGCAACAATTATGAACTTCTTGCTTGGCATTAAAGATGAAAACGGTCGCCAATATGCCGTTGTGGATTATACAAAGGGTGGCGGATATTCTTTCTTGGGCGTAGATGTTATGGAAGAAGATGCAATCCCCGAAAATGCTGTTTTGATTGGTGATTTTGCTCAAGGTTACGTTGTAAACTTTAATAAGGATATTACCGTATTGCAACAAGACCAAAACAGACACGCAAAAACAGACATTACAGGCTATGCGATTGTTGACGGTAAACCTGTAATGACAGAGGCTTTTGCATACTTAAAAAAATCATAGCCCCTGCTGATGTTACGCCGACATTAGAGGAACTTACGGCAGTTTGCAATAAAATTTCAGTAGAAGTTCCCGAAAATGCTACGGCAGAGGGCTTAACCACGGCGATTAAATCCGCAACAATTACCGAAACGCAAGTAAATTCTTTGAACAAAGCCGAACTTAAAACGTTATGTGATGTTTTGGAAATTACGTACGATGCAAACGCAACAAATAATGCACTCAAAGCACTTATTAATGCGAAATTGACGGAAAATGCAGACGGTTAATTACTGTTCTTATCGAGTGTCGAGAAATCGGCACTCCATTAAGGAAAGAATTATGCAACTTGAACAAATTAAAAAATATTTGCGTATTGAATACGATGACGAAGATAGTGTGATTTTGCAGGCATATAATACTGCTGTTTCTTTTGCTGATGAAAAAACAGGGGTAAAGTATACGGAAAATGACAGTCTGTATGACACGCTTATTTGTTTGCTCACCGCCCATTTCTTCGACAACAGAGAGGCTATAAGCGAAAAAATACATTCTGAAATTCCTTACACGATTACAAGTTTAATTAAGGCAATCGAAGTGCGAGGAAATATTGAAACAGATGCTGAAACAGATTCCGAACCAAGTTCGGAATGACCGTTTGTGTCACCTCGAATTTATTTCGGTGTCTAAAAAAAGATGCTGAAACAAGTTCAGCATGACACTATTCGTCACCCTGAACTTGGTTCAGGGTCTTTCTTAAAAGGATAAAAAATGACTAACAGAGGTGTTTACAGAGTACCGATAGAGATTTGGGAAAAATACAAAACCGAGAACACGAATGAACTCGGCGAAAAAGAACAGGGCGAAAGACTTGTAAAAAGGTTTATGGCAAGAGTTGAAACTCGTGTAGGTTCTTTGTTGTCGGGCAATCGCCCTGCCAACACGATTGTCGAAAAAACTACGCACAAAATCACATACCCTTTTTACAACTTCAAAAATCTTCTGCCCGATAGAAATTTTATTCAAATCTTTGGCAGAAGATTTGAAATCGATTACTCGTTAAACGAGGGGTTCAAAAACCTTGAAATGCAAGTGTTTGTCCACGAGGAAAAATGAGCGGTTTTTTATTTAATGAACTTTCGGAATTTAAGCAAAATTTAATAAAAGAAGTGCAGGAAAAGTTCCCGAAAGAATACGAAAAATTTTTAAAAAATGAGGCAAAAACGATTAAAAAAACTGCCCAAAAAATCGCCCGAAAAGAAGTTAAAAAAGGTGATTTGCACACACGTTACGACAAGAAGAAACAAAGAGAAGTATCTACCAATTATCACAAAAATTTTAAAATCGGCAAAAAATATACTTTCGGCGGCAATGTCTGCATAAGAGTTTTCAACTCCGCAAGACACGCACACTTAATAGAAAACGGTCACGTTCTGTATTCCCACGGCAAGCCTGTTGGTTTTGTGTTAGGTTCTTTGGTTTTTAAACTCACCGAAATGGAAAGCAAAACACAATTTTTAGACGATGCCGAAAAGTTTTTGTATGAATATTTTGACAAAACAACTGAACGATAATGAGCAAAATTAACACAATCAAAATTTATAAATCTATCACAGAAAAATTAACGGCTTTATTTCCCGAAAAAACGGTACAAATAAAAGATATTAAAAACATTGAAAGACCTTGTTTCTATACAAGGTTTGTAACCGAAAAAACAACAAAGCACGCAAAAATTGAAAATTCTCAACAAAGTTTTGAGGTTATTTATTTTTCGGAAAAAAATCAACTTCTTGAACTCTTGCAGTTAAAAGAAACCTTGAACGATTTTCTATCTTGCCCGATTGCCATTGAAAATAAAGAGATTGAGCCGTTAGACGTAACAATAACAACAAACGAAGACGACTATTATTTACAGGCAAGTTTTGATTTTGAAATCGAGCAACTTATCGAGCCTGCAAGTGATAAGCCGACAATGCAGAATCTGCGTTATAAAAATGAAGATTTTGAATAAAAATATTTTTGTACCTAAATTTGTCATTCCGAATTTATTTTGATTTTCTGTCACCCTGAATTTATTTCAGGGTCTAAAAAAAGATGCTGAAACAAGTTCAGCATGACAGAAGTGTGAGTTCAGATGAGAAGAAACAACAATAAAATAACAGAAAGGATTTTAAAATGACTGTAACAATGGACGATTTGACGCCGAAAATAGAAATTATTTTCAAAAAACTTGCCGCCGCTATGATTAAAGTGGGTGCAAAAGGTAGAGTTTTGTATATCACAAAAGATGAAACGCTTACAAAAGACTATGAGATTAAAACTTACACATCACCTGTCGGAATTACAGATATCACAGGACAATTAAAAACAGATGTCGAAAATATTTTTGACAACGGCGTTAAAAAAGTTATTGTCTTTGAAACAAAAACAGGCATTGACGATGTCGCTGATGCACTAAAAAAACAAAAATTTGATTGGGTTTTCACTGACATCGCAGACGAGCAAGACAAAGTTGCAGCACTTGCGGTTGAATTAAAGAAATTTGCACTCTGCTACAATGTGGCAAAGGATAGCCAATATGTCGTCAATTTCGTTACGCCGTCTGCAACACTTCAAGACGGCACGACCGTTGAGGGTGTCCGCTTACTTCCTTATGCAATCGGCATTATGGCGGGTTGTCCTTACTCGAAATCCATTCTCTACAAAGAAATAGACAAATACAAAGAAGTTGAACTGCCTGAAACTCTTGCAGAGGCAACGTGTTTTTACAAGTTCGATGAAGATTTGGAATGTGTTAAATTCGCCAACGGCTATACATCTTTAAAGTCAACAGGTGCTGACACTCCCGAAGATTTCAAAAAAATCACTTACGCAGAATGTGCAAAACGAGTAGATGTGGATTTAAAATATGCCTTTAAAAAATCTTATCAAGGTAAATTTAAAAACGCTTATGTAAATCAGCAACTATTCTACGATGCTTGCAAATACGGTTATTTTAACGAACTTGTTGAGGCAGGTATTTTAGACGGCTCTTATGACAACACTATCGACACAGATGTTGAAGCTCAACGAAATATGTGGCTCGCAAGCGGCAAAACAGAGGCGGCAGACTGGGACGATGAAACCGTTAAAAATATGACGTATCAATCTTACGTTATTCCGCAGATTAAGGTTAAGTTCTTAGATGCAATGGAAGACTTCAAGGCAACGGTTATTATGGCATAGGCATAAGCGAGAAAGGATAAAAGACGATGACAATAGATGCAAATAAGGTCGTTTCGGGAACATACGGAACGCTATATATCAACATAGACGGCACAGACAAAGAACTCGGCAGTGTCTCAAAGTTCGAGGGCAAATGCAAGGGTGTTTACGAAGATGTAAATACCACAAATGTTATGGGCAAGGCTCGAAAACTTGTCGGCTACGAGATTTCGGGAAGTTTCACCTTGTCTCGAATCGACTATGATATCCCGAGAGCCGTATTTGAGAATTGGAAAAACGGAATAACTCCTGCAATCAGGCTTGTTGGTTCGGTAAACGACCCTTCGGCGAATGATAATGCAAGGGTCGTTTTTACGGGCGTAACATTAGAGGAAATCGCCCTTTTGGATTTCGAGGCGAAGAAACTTTCAACGGAAGAATACAGTTTTGAGGCAGTTGATGCGGATTTTGCGTAGTGCGAATGCCCCGCAATAGTGCTAATATTGCCCGATAATCGCTGACGAGCGATGCCGTACGGTCGGAATGGGTATTTTATACCCATTCCTTTTAAAAAGGAATATTAAAATGACAGAAAAACTCACAATCACACAGATTTTGGAAAGAAGAAATGCAATTAAACCGCTCGAAATGAAGTATCATTTTGAGGCTTTGGACTTAGATATTGAAATTGCAAAAATTGCATCAGATAAAATACAAAAAATTGTTACACTTTCAGAAAAATTAGGAAATGAAACCGCATATTGCAAATTGATTTACCAATCATGCCCGATGTTCCAAACAAAAGAATTTCAGGAGCAATACAAGCCTGTCGAGCCGTTTGAAGTTGTTAAAATGTTTTTTGACGGTTTTGCACTCGATTTTTGGGCTTTAGGCAACCATATTCTTAAAATTTACGGTTATGTATCAAGAACGGATATCAACACCATAAAAAAGCCATAATGAATGACGATGTGCTTTTCACATTGTCATATTATGTCGGCGTAGGGGCTGTAAAATTGGAACTTTCGGACTTCACCGAAAGCGGTTCTCTCGAATTTTTACAGGCAAGTGTAATATTGAAGGAAGAACGAGAAAAAAGCAAAAGAATAAATAATATTTAAAAACTATGCAATTTTTTCGATTTTATCGATTTCATTTTTTTGCTTTTCGTATGTTTGGTATAAGTCATAGGCATTTTGAGCATTTAACCAAAAATCGGGAGTTGTTCCGAACAAATTGGCGAGTTTTAAAGCCATTAAAGGTGAGATCCCTCTTTTTTTATTGTAAATTTCCGAGATTGTTTTAATACCAACTCCAAGTAATTCACAAAGTTTCTTTTGGGTTAGTCCGTAAGGTTTTACAAATTCTTCGAGTAAAATCTCCCCGGGGTGTGTTGATTGTCTAATTTCCATTTTTATTAACTCCTTTAATGATAATCGATAATTCTTACTTTTGAGGCTTTTCCATTTTCAAACTTGAACATTATACGAAATTGGTCGTTTATTCTTATTGAGCAAAAACCTTTATATTCACCTTTTAAATGTTCAAATCTGTTTGACGGTGGAGCGAGTAAATCCTTTTCACAAACTGCAAAATGGAGCATATCAAGTTTTCTTTTTGCTACTTTTTGAATTGCTTTAAACTTCTTACTGTCAATGCCATTGAAGATGTTTTCAGTTTCTTTGCAATAAAAATCCGTTATCATATTATCATGTTATCACAATACGATAACATTGTCAATCGTAAGGTATAATTATGTCTAAAACTATCGGTTTAGTATTAGCGTTAAAAGATGAATGTTCGCCAAAACTTAAAGAGGTTGCAGATAAAATCGGAGTAACCGAAAAAGAGTTAAAGCGTGCTAATCAATCAATTAAAAAGTTTCAAAAAGAACTCGGAGACGGATTGAAAAATGCCTGCAAAACTGCTATGGTCGGTTTGGGTGCATTAGCGACCGCTACCGTTGCAACTGTCCAACAAACGATGAAACACGGCGATGAAATCGACAAGATGAGCCAAAAAATGCAAATGTCGAGAAAGGCATATCAAGAGTTAGACTATGTTTTTTCTCAAAACGGTGCTGACATCTCTATGATGCAAACGGGTATGAGTAAACTCACAAAGGCTATGGACGGTGCAAAATTAGGGACAAAGTCATACATTTTGACGTTTAACCGACTTGGTATTTCTTTAAGAGATACAAAAGGTCGTATGAAATCGACTGAAACCGTTATGTTTGAGGCATTAAACAAACTACAAAAAATGCCCGAGGGTGCAACAAAAACCGCCCTTGCATTGCAACTGTTCGGTAAATCTGCAACGGAACTTGACCCGCTTTTGAACGGAAACGCAAAAGGGGTCGAAGAACTTCGCAAAAAGTTTAACGATTTGGGTATGGGAATGTCTGACGAGGCGGTCAATGCCTCTGTTAAATTTACAGACACAATGGATACATTAAATCGTTCTTTTCGAGGTTGCTTTTATACCGTAGGGGCTGATTTGATGCCGATATTTCAAAGTTTAGCCGACACAGTGCAAAGTAATATGCCTCAAATTAAAGCAACGATTGTACCTGTGTTTAAAGCGGTAGCAAGTGCGGTAAAATTTGTTATAGAAAATATTAATGTTTTGTTGCCCGTTGCATCGGGTTTGCTTTCAACTTTTCTTGCTTATCAAGGCATTTCAAAGGCGATTACCACCATTAAAATTTTAAAAGATGCTATTGCAGCAGTAAATGTCGTGCAAGGTATTTGGAACGCTTTAATGCTTGCAAATCCTATCGGCTTAATAGCGGTCGGTGTTGGGGTTTTGGTCGGCGGAATTGCTTTATTGGTGGTAAATTGGGACAAAGTCACCAAAGCCGTTAAAACTGCAATAGCGGCAATGAAAAGTTTTCTAAAATTGCAACCGAGCGAAGTTAAAACCGTTGCAAAAAATCCCGATGCAAAACCACAAATAAAATACGTTGTTGATAGCAGAGGTAAAGCGTGGGACAAAAACCAATATCAAATAAAGAACGGACAAGCGGTCAAAATTAACGGTTCGCACGCTAACGGACTTGCAAACGTACCTTTTAACGGCTATGTTGCGGAGTTGCACAAGGGCGAACGTGTCTTAACCGCAAGCGAAAACAAAAATTACAACACAACAACAAATAACACCGAAAGAACGATAAATATCAACTTCTACGGCGATATTATCGGAAATAGTGAATTTTTAAACAAAATCAAATTTGAACTCGGACAAGAACTCAAAAAGGCTTTGGCGACATAATGGACATAATTATTGCAAGAGAACGACAAGAAGGATTTAACATTTATAATCGACTGTCGCAATCAGAAACTTATCGACAAATTTTTAACATAACAAATGATAATGAAACGGAAACTCTTATACTTCCTGTGGTCCCGCCTGAATTAGTTTTTCCGAAGGATAGCGATATAACAAACTTAAAAGGCGTAATGACACAACATAATATTCCGTCTGAAAGTAATTTGCAAACAATAACCATTGACAGCATTTTTCCTGTAAACAAAGACTATTCTTGGCAAAATCGACATAGCAACGTAAACGGGTTTGATTATGTGGATTTTTTCATAGAAAGGCAAAATAATCAATTACCGTTTCGTTTAATTGCGTTCGATTGGGATTTCTCGGCAGAAATGTTGATTGACGAATATAATGTAACTCGAAATAATGATTGGCAATTTGATACACAAGAAAACGGTCAAGAGTTATTTAGGGTTCATGCAGATAATTTTTATGTAGTTAAAAAGTTTGACTATAAAGTTGATAAAGTCGGTGATATTAACTACACATTAATTATCAATCAATTTAATGAAGAAACTTTTGAGTTTCCAATAAATTGGACTCAAACGTTAGGCAATTTAACACAAAATACATCAACTCGTTTCGCACTCCGAAAATTCGGCTTGATTTAAAATTCATCATCACAAAAATAAATTCAGAAAATCAGTAAATAAAAATGTACGATTATTATCTCAACGGCAGACTTATAAATAATTCAATAATTGAGTTTTCATATTCGGAAAATATCAATGACGTTGCCACTAACTTTGAATTTACTTCAATTCAAGACTTCGGACTTACTTTGGAAATTAACGGTCAAACGGTCTTGAATAGAATAGAAATTTGCGAAGTTGGAGAAACTACCCCTTTTTATGTTGGCTTTATTACAGACGAAGAACACACAAACGATAGAAATGTCTATAAATATATCGGATTTGATGTAGGATTTTATTTGAATAAAAATCAAGTCGTTAAGCAGTTTAAAGGTGAAAATATCAAAAGGGCTATAATAGCCTTATGCTCAGAATATAAAATTGGTGAATTTAACAATCAAAATCAATTTTCTTTAAATATACCGAATTTCACGCAGACCATTAAAAAAATATACAAGGGTGAAACTTTTGGCGATATTATAAAAGAAATGCTTGAATTGGAGCGAGCAAAGGGTGGGTTGCAAGATACTTACATCGATTGCAAAAATGGCGGTTTAAATATCAGACGTTATCAAGTTGTCGAAGAGTTAATTGCAGTTGTTGCAGATGCACTTTTGCTTGATAGTTTCACAACACAAAATAAAGTAAGCGTAAAACATTCAATTCAGAATTTGAAAAATCGTGTTATTGTTACAGATAATGCGAATGATAAAATAACAAAAGAACGTATTGAAAGAGATAATGCAAGTATCGCAATATACGGACTTTTAACTCACGTTGAAAAAATTGACACAGACAAAAACAACAACCTTAAAAGAACAGCAACTGAAAAACTATCAGAATTAAACAGAGTAACAGAAGAAATCAGTCTTAATATTATAGCAGACCACAGAGCAGGTAAAGGGGTAATAATACCTCTCAATATAGAAGAATACGGGTTAAATGGGTTATACCTTATAACTTCCGCAAACCATCGGATTTATAGAAATAGAGAAGAAATTGCAGTAAATCTAAAGAAAAGAGAAGAAAAAACTACTTAGTTTCAATTTTATAATACTTTTTGGGAACTTCCGACCATTTCTTCTTATTTAATTCGTATTGTTCAAGAACTTCTTTGTAATAACCGTCTGGTGGAAAGTTGCAATGAGTTTCACTAATAAATGTCCCATTTTCGTCAGTATATTCAACAGGTGGTTTACAATACTTTGAATAAAACGAATCTTTAAGTTTGTTTTTGAGATTTGTATCTTCTGTTGGGTCCCATTCCGTAACCTCAAGGGTATAAGAATACACAACTGATTGAAACAAACACATAAATAATAAAACAGAAAACAATTTTTTTATCATATTAACACTCCAATAGTATTAACGCATACTAAAAATAAAAGTTCACTATTCTATGACAAAACATGAAGATAACTTAATAAATGTTCTTAAAGGTGCATTAAAAGGCAGAGACAATCCGATTGATTTGAAACCTGTATACATCGGGAAAATAGTCAATCTTTCACCAATTAAGGTTTCAATTTTTGACGGAAAAGTAATTTTGACAGAAGATGACGACCTTTATATTTCCGAGCAATTCCGTTTGCGATGCGAAATAGACAAGACTTTCGATTTATCTTTAAATGTGCCGAATTTGTTGACACAGGCAATGTCAGTGCAGGAAATACATTCTTTTACTCAATTACCTTGCAATATACCGCAGGCGATTGAATTTTTAGCACAGGCAATAACAAAAGTATCTACGGAAGTTTTAAATCTTAAATGCGATTTAAAAATAGGTGATTTTGTTGCAGTAGCAAGTTTGGAACAATTAGATGTGTATCTTTTAACAGATAAGGTTGTTTAAAAGTCCTTTGTTATAAGATTCCGAACCAAGTTCGGAATGACCGTTTGTGTCACCTCGAATTTATTTCGGTGTCTAAAAAAAGATGCTGAAACAAGTTCAGCATGACGGAAGATTCCGAACCAAGTTCGAAATGACAAAGATATTCTAAATGGTAAAAAAGGTTATATGTATGTTTCCTCAAAATTCTTATAATTCATCGAAAAGCGAAAATACAGAGAACAATAATAAAATAATCTCAACTGAATTATGTTATACGCCTGATTACAATCCCGAAACCTCTCAAACGGTCACCAAAAATGGGAATGTTGAACTTATAAAAGATTATAGAAATATTCGGAATTGGTTTATTAAATTTATTTTTACGCCTGTTAACACTATCCCAATTTATGCCGGTACAGATTTTGGAACGTCACTTTTGAAAATCAGAGGACAAAAAAGTCTTTCCGGAATAGAAATGGTGCAATTAAAAAAAGAGATACAAACAGGTGCAAAACTTCACCCTGCAATTAAGGAAATACAAGATGTCAAATTGTATAAAGTCGGCACTTCTTTATTTATAAAAATTGTTGCAAGACTTATCGATAACGTAATTTGGACAGATAAAATAGAGGCTTTTAAAATTTATGGATAACAAAACAAATGTTGAATTAACGGCAGAACTCTTACAAAATCTGTCCGACAAATATCAAAAAAATATCGGCGAATTTGCTTGGGATTTTTTTCGTGCGGTTTCATTTCCGCTTGAAAAAATGTGGCAAAATATAAATTACGTTGCAAGTGCTTTAAAAGATATTCGCAATCTCACCTTAGAAGATATGGCAAATTTAATATATCAACTTCGAGGTTTGGAACACCGACAAGCAACTTTTGCAAGCGGTGAACTTACTTTAACTGGTACGGACACCGTAACTTTAGGCAACATTTTTGCAACAAAAGACGGTTTGCAATTTAAAGCCCTTGAAACAAAAGAAATCACGGAAAGTGGGACTGTTAAAGCCGAATGCCTTACCGCAGGAAAAATCGGCAATGTGCCTGTCGGACAGATAACAGAATTTGTTACTTACAAAGGTAATTTTACCGCCGCAACAAACGAAAATGCCTTCACGGGCGGATATGAGGAAGAAACAAAAGAGGAACTCTACGACCGCTATATTTCGGATATTTCCGAACCGATTGTTTCAGGAAACGACAATTTTTACAAAAAAGAAATCTTGAATGTTTCGGGCGTTGGCAAAGTTAAAATAAAACCGCTATGGAATGGCGATAACACAGTTAAAGGCATAATCCTCGGCAATGACGGCGAACCTGCAAGCGATAGCCTTGTTTCTGCTGTTCAAGATTACATCGACCCATACGAATTACAATCTGACGGAACAAAAAAAGGTTGGGGTTGCGGACTTGGCAAAGCCCCTTTGGGTGCTTATTTCACCGCCGAAAAAGCGACCGCAAAAGATTTGAATGTTTCGGCAAAATTGGTATTCGTCAATGGCTACGATAAAGATACGGTAATTGCCACCGTAAATAAAGAAATAAAGGCGTATTTAAAGCAAATCGCCTTTGAGCAAAATTTTGTTTCTTTTGCAAAAATCGGTAATGCAATTTTAGACGCCGAGGGCGTTTTGGATTATTCAGATTTACAAATTAACGGAGATGTTAAAAATATTGCCGTTGCTGAAACAGAAACAACTGCCGAAGTTGCCGTATTAAAGACGTTTACAAATTTATTGGAGTAATAACAAATGACCGATTATTTTAACTACACGCTAAAAGTCGTTTCAAAATTTCTAAAAAAAGACATTTTATTTCGGGATTTTGCAAAAGCGGTTTGTTTGGCTATTGAGGATTTGGACAAAGCCGCAACAGAAACAAAAAATAACTTCTACTTTGATAAAATGACCTTAAATGCGGTTATTTTTATGGAAAAACTATTAAAAATTATCCCCAAAGCAACACAAACACTCGACAATCGCAGAGATGTTATTCGTGCAAGGTGGAGAGGTTACGGGCATAATTCGATTAATCTTATTCAAATGGTTTGCGAAGCGTGGAAAAATGGCGAAGTTGAGGCGGATTTTATTAATGGAAAAATTCAACTGAAATTTATCGGCGAGTACGGCATACCCGAAGATTTGCAAGCCTTAATTGATGCAATAAATATAATCAAGCCGTCACACCTTGCATATTATTTAATCTACAAGTATTTACTGATTGAGGATATCCACGAAGTAATGCCGATTGAAGAACTCGAAACACATACAATCGACCATTTTGCGTTTTAATCTTTGTACGCCTTAATCGGAAAGACTTTAATATTTTTATCGACTGCGTTAATTCTTTCGATATATTTATTATCCTTCTCTGAACGCAATATCAAGGCGATTGCGGGTTTCTTGCCCGTTTTCTTTGCATAATACAAAGATTGCTCGATTCCCTCAGCCCATTTATTACCGTAATCGAACTCGATTGCGTATTCGTCTGTTAAACAATCAACTCTCGTCTTATCAGGCAGACGATACTCGATTTGTCCTTTGCAGTATGCCTGAACATAATGCTTTTCCTTGTATTTGTGGTTTTCGTCCTTAACCATTGGCGAATAAACCGTTTTAAACGGATAAGTCCCTGCGTACAAATACCCACAAATAAGCACAACCAAAACAGATGCAATCGATATAATCTTTTTTAAATCTTTTCTTTTCATTCTTCGATTAAAGCAGATTTTTTACAAAAAAGGAATAAAAAATGACAAAATACACCGAAAAACTTAATCTTTTTCAGTACGAACCCGAAAAAGACGGGAAAAAAACATTCAACATCACACAGGCACTGAATGATAACTGGGACAAAATCGAAATTTTTTATAAAAAATTTATTGCCGCAGTTAAATCTGTAACCGTATCAGGCACAAAATTAAGCGTTACGGATAACCAAAATAACAAAACAGATTTTTATGTCGGTAACGTAAAATACAGGGAATACGGGGACACAATCCTTATCGACCCACAAATTTCAGACAATTTAAGTTATGTAGAGGATTAGAAAATTATGACAGATGAAACAATTCGCAAAATTCGATTTATCGATGAAAACGACCACAATTTAATGCCTCGGACACTTGCGGAACTTGTCAAAAACGCAAATGGCGACACTCTCGAAGGGGTTGAGGCAAACGCTCAAGTTAACAAAATCGAAACTTTAAAAGTTAACGGCACAATTCAAACACCCGTAAACAAGACAATCAACATTACCGTACCAACACCGCCCGTATATAGCATAATAAAGGAAACAACCGCAGAGAGCGGGCAAGTTGCCACTTACAGATTAACAATGGACGGGACAAAAGTCGGGACGAGCATAAATATCCCAAAAGATATGGTTTTACAGTCAGGAAGCCTTAAAACCTGTACGACCGCAAATCAGCCCGTGACAGGGTATGCGGTGGGTGATAAATATATAGATTTGGTTCTTGCCAACGCTGACAACTCCCATATTTATATTCTTGTCAAGGATTTGGTCGATGTTTACACATCGGGTGAAGGGATAACAATTACCAATTCTGTTATTTCTGTAAATAAAACAGCCTTGGCACAAACCTTTGCAACAAAAACAGAACTAAACACCAAAGCAAACAGTACAGATATTCCGTCTAAAACGTCACAACTGACGAACGATAGCGGATTTTTGACAGCACACCAAAGCATTGCAAGCAAAGCGGATAAAGCAACAACTCTTAGCGGTTACGGAATAACTGATGCCTACACTAAAACGGAAGTTGATGCAAAAATTAAGACCGCATCGAGCAAAATTAAATATGTAGAAATTACGGAGTAAAAAAATGACAACAACAGAAGCAAAAAGAGTATATCTACAAAATGAAAATGACGAAATTCTACTACCATATAGTTCGCAGGCGATTGAGGACGGTGACGGCAACGTCATTGCGGATACTTATTTAAAAACAGATATGTCAAA